TATTGTGCAAATGGTGCATGTGTTGTCAGACAATGATATTAAAGTAAATGATACACAATTTGTTAAAGATTTATCTTTTGTAATTGAATCAATCAAATCTGCAGTGTATAGAGATTTAAATTTAAAACACGAGATTCAACCTTTGGTTGATAAATTTATGGTACAAGAAAAAGATGAAAAAGGTCAAACAAATACAATATTTAAAATGGAGTTGATACAGAAGTTTTTAAATGCTGCTGAAAAAAAGAAGTAATGATATTAGTTGATATGAATCAGGTTACTATTAGTAACCTAATGATACAAGTTAAAGCAGGTGATATAAACGAAGAGTTAGTTAGACATATGGTTCTTAACTCTATTCGTTCATATAGAACAAAATTCTCTAATGATTTTGGTGAATTAATATTATGTTATGATGATAAAAATTGTTGGAGAAAAGAATATTTTCCCTATTATAAATCAAACAGAAAAAAGACTAGAACAGAAAGTAGTTTAGATTGGAATGAACTATTTACTATGTTGAACAAGATTCAAAAAGAAATAGAGGAAAATTTTCCATATCAAGTGTTAAAGATAGAAGGTGCAGAAGCAGATGATATCATAGCAACGATTGTTAAGTCTGTATCTACAACACCAGAACTATTTGAAGATATTCTTATATTATCTGGTGATAAAGATTTTATTCAACTACAAAAGTTTGAAAATGTAAAACAGTATTCACCTACAACAAAAAAGTATGTAGATGATTTAGACCCAAAACAATATATGTTTGAACACATAATAAAGGGTGACAAAGGCGATGGAGTTCCTAATATATTATCTTCTGATACGGTGTTTGTAGAAGAACTAAGACAAAAACCTATTACAAAGAAGAAGTTAGGTGAGTGGAAAATGTTTGGTATACCAAAAGAAGAACACATTCAGAGAAACTATCAAAGAAATAAAAAACTGATAGATTTAGATGAAATACCAAACGATTTGAGAGAAATTATACATAATAAGTGGATAGAGAAAAAAATAAACGATAGAAGTAAGATACTTCCATATTTTATGAAATATAGATTAAAAGAACTTACTGAAAAATTAGGAGATTTTTAAAATGGTCGTTGAAGTTAGTAGACCTTTGATTAGTGAAATACTTGTAAAAGTTAATAATGCAAAGGACAAACCAAAGAAAATAGCAGTATTAAAACAATATGATTCACCAGGATTACGAATGGTTCTTAAATCAAGTTTTGACCCAAAAATACAATGGAGATTACCAGAAGGTGATGTACCATTTAAAAAGAATGATGCACCTGCAGGCACAGAACATACAAGATTAGAACAAGAAGCTAGAACATTATTTCATTACATAAAAGGTGGTAATGACAAGTTAAAACAGATTAAATGTGAAGCAATGTTTGTACAATTATTAGAAGGTTTACACGAAAGTGAAGCCGAAATGTTAATAGCAGCAAAAGATAAGAGATTACATCAAGTATATAAAGGGCTGTCAAAACAAGTAGTACAAGAGTCTTTTAATTGGGACGAAGATTACTTAGATACGACACATAAAGATTATAAAAAAAGTGCATAGAGGGGGTTGACAACTATATCAACTTGTGTTAGATTATAATTTTAATATTAATTTTTATTTATAGGTATATTATGTTTTATATGATTTTAGGTTTGTTATTCAGTATTGTTGCGGCGGGTGCAGTTGATGGTGATGCCTCTCTAACCACTCTTTCCATCGCATCTGTCGCTGCAATTGCGTTTATGATTCTTGGTTCTTATAAGATGAATAAAGATGAAAAAGACATCTAAACGCAGGGTGAAAGGGGTTCAACCGAACCCCACACCCATCCAAGAGAGAGGATATGCAATGTATTTTAAATTAATGAATTGTATATTAGTGGGTTTGGTTTTTGTTTACTCTATTTACAGACCAGAGTATCCAAAACCAAAATATATTGAAATTGCTAGTTATGAGAATCACATTGACGAAACCGAGATTGCTTGTCTTGCAAAGAATATGTATTTTGAGGCAAGAAATGAAGGTACTGCTGGGGTTCTTGCAGTCACAAATGTTGTACTAAACAGAGTACAAAGTGACAAATATCCAAACACAATTTGTGCAGTTATAGAAGAAGCCAAAATATCTAAATGGTGGTTAAAAGAAAAAGGTATTAAGATGCCTATCAAACACCAATGTCAGTTTAGTTGGTTCTGTGATGGTAAACCTGATATTATTAAAAATCAGTATGTTTACAATCAACTGTATAATTTATCAAAAAGTATTATTGATTCAAACTTCAAAAACTTAATGGACATTACAGATGGTGCACTATGGTATCACGCAGATTATGTACACCCAAAGTGGGCTAAGTCTTTTGAAAAAACAACAAAAATTGGTAGACATATTTTTTACAGAGAGAGAGGTTAAGTGAATATTTTTATGACCAATGAAGACCCAAGAATTGCTGCACAAGAACATTGTGATAAGCATGTTGTCAAAATGTGTGTAGAGTATGCACAATTATTATCTACTGCACACAGAATGATAGACGGTGAGATGTATTATTCTTTATCTAAAAATAATCGTAGAATTAGAAGATATAAACATCCTATCAAAAAGTATGATGAGAACTTAATGAAAGCTTGTCATTTTAACCACCCATCAAATGTATGGGCTAGAGAAACAAAAGGAAACTACATTTGGTTATACACTCTATTAGATTATTCATTACAAGAATATACAGAGAGATATAATAAAATTCACGGTGTCCAATGGAGAATGCCATTTCTTATTAGACCACCTAAGAAAATAAATCAAAGTATGAAAGTAACAGATTTACCACAAGCGATGCCTGAGTATTGTAAAATACCAGGTAACTCAATTGCTGCTTACAAAAACTACTATATAAAAGAAAAGACTAGATTTGCTGTCTGGAAAAATGGGAATGTACCACTATGGTTTCAAGAAAAGGATATTGGGATATGATTAATGAACACATTGTAAAAGGTGATTTAGAATATTTAGAAAGTGAAGAAGTGAGAAAACAAAGAGAAGATTTAAAAAAAAACTGGTTAGGTAAAGATGAATTGTATCAGTTTGAGATTGCACAAATGCAGAAACAGATACAAAATCTTTATATTAGAATTAAAGAATTAAATGAAGAGATATATGAGTTAAGAAAAGGAGGTGATAAATGATGATAAGTAAACTTGATAGACTTATGATTCTTCAAGAAGAAGTATTAATTGCAAAAAAGTTTGTAGAAGAACACGGACCAGAAGATATGGGTTATGTGAATACTGCAATTAATTATATTGAAGAAAGAATTCTTGACTTGAGATTAGAAATAAATAAGAATTTAGATGCCTAGATACGATTTTCTAAATACGAAGACAAAAGAATACTTTGATGAAATTATGTCTTATGAAGAAAAAGTACAATATCTTAAAGATAATCCACATATAGAACCTGCTAATTATCTTTCAATGAATGTGGTTGGTGGAGTTACTAAAAGTGAAAAAGGTGATTCTGGTATGAGAGAAGTATTTAGTAAGATAGCAGAAAAACATCCTACTAGTCCATTAGCAGATAGATATGGTAAAAAGTCAATTAGAAAACTTAAAGCGAAAAGAGCTTATGATAAACATAAAAAGCGTAATTCTTAGTCTTTTATTATTGTTTCCATTTACTGTTTCTGCAGACAGTTGGAAAGAATGGTTAAAAGAAGATTTATATGAAGAACAGTTTTTAGAGCAAACTGAAGATATAATTATTGATGCACCTTATCGTGCAATAGATGGTAGTAATGTTCCTATCACTATCAGTGCCAAATCAAAAGACATAGTAAAATTAACATTAATTATAGATGAGAATCCTACACCTTGTTGTGCCACATTTGAATTCAAAGATATAATACCATACATTGAAACAAATATTAGAGTCAATGCGTACACGCATCTAACTGTTGTAGGTGAAGATAAAAATGGTAAATTATATATTAATAGAAAGTTTATAAAGGCCGCTGGTGGTTGTTCTGCTGCACCTATGGTAAGAAGTGAAGGGTCGCGAAATAAAATAGATATTTTTAGTGATAGTTGGTTATTTGCAAAAAAGAAGATACAATTTAATCACCCAAACTATTCTGGATTACAATTTAATCAGTTGACAAGAACTGAGATACCTGCTGATTATATTGATACAGTTGCTATTACAACAGAATATGGTGAATTTAAATATGAAGGAACTATTGGTATAGCACAGAATCATTATTTTACATTATATGGTGGTAAAGTAAAAAATATAAAATTTACAGATAATTTAGGTAACACATACGAGGAAAACTATGAGTAAAAAACAAGATATTAAATTAGATGATTTGGTTTCTATAAAACCAATAACAGACAACCAGAAAGTTGTTTTTGAAGCTTGGAGAAAACAGAACAAAAACTTATTTCTTTTTGGTGCTGCGGGTACAGGTAAAACTTTTATATCTTTATATCTTGCGTTAGAGCAAGTATTAGACCCAAAGACAAAATATCAAAATGTAATAATTATTCGTTCAGTTGTGCCTACTAGAGATATAGGTTTTTTACCTGGTGATGAAGAAGATAAATCAGCATTATATCAAGTACCATACCACAATATGGTACAATTTATGTTTGAGCAATCTAGTGATACTGCGTTTAGTATGCTTTATGATAGATTAAAGAATCAAAATTCGGTTACCTTCTTGACAACTTCGTATCTTCGTGGTATAACATTAGATAATGCTATTGTAATTGTTGACGAATCACAAAACTGTAACTTTCACGAATTAGATACGATTGTTACTAGGGTTGGTCAAGATAGTAAAATTATATTTTGTGGCGATTTCTTTCAATCAGATTTGACCAAGATGGCTGAAAAGGAAGGACTACAAGATTTTATGAGAATTCTTGAGAATATGAAAGAATTTGAAGTAGTAGAATTCACAATAGGTGATATTGTTCGTTCTGGCTTTGTTCGTTCATATTTGATAGAAAAAACAAAACTTGGTCTAGAGGAGTAATTATATTATGCAAAGTACTAAACAAAGATGGGACTGGCGAATACAAGAAACATTAGTTAAAGAAGTATTAAGACTAGAACCTGAAAACGAATACATCAAAACTTGGTGTAAAATGGAAAATCATCACGGCGCGAATATTCGTAAAGCTAGAGATTATTATTTGAAACACGGCAAGTCACCTGAAGAAAATGGTGAACATCCTCCAGGGAGTTGTATATAATGAAAAAATATTTAATGATAATAAGTGTTGTTGCATTACCTTTTACAAGTAATGCAGAACACATACACACTAAAGATTGTAATCATTCATCAGGATATTATGCTAAATTTGGTTATGGTTTACAAGACGGACTAAATGGTGGTAATAACGCATCAGAGTATGGACTTACTGTTGGTAAGAAATTAAATGATGTATTTTCTGCAGAAGTAAAAACAAGATTAAAAGTTAAAGATGGTTCTACTGGTAATGACCAAAGAGCAGAGTTTGCACTCATAGCTTCCAAAAAGATTGTGGGTCCTGTAAGTTTATATACACGAGGTGGTGCTGGTTTTAAATTGACTAGAAACAAAAGTCACGAATATTGGCATATAGAACCTGGTCTAAAATATAAATTATCTAATAAATGGAGCATCAAGGGTGGTGTTAGATTTAGAGATAGTTTTGATTCAATATACGAACAATCTGATATTACATATAAAGCTGGTATATCTTATAAACTTGATAAGAATAATAGTATAGGTATCGGAAGTAAATTTAAAAGAGGTGATAGTCAATATAATGCTATTGGTGTCAGCTATAAAGTTAATTTTTAGGAGAGGATTATGTCTAAGTTAAGTGAAAATTTCACAATTGCAGAATATACAAAGTCACAAACTGCTACACGACACGGAATAGATAATTCAATGAGTGAGGAACATTTAGAAAATGCAAAAAAATTATTTGCAAATGTTGTACAACCAATAAGAGAAAAGTTTGGTGTAACAATGATTACTTCTGGATATAGAAGTCCAGAGTTAAATGCAAAGATAG